TTCATTGTCATTTTCATAAATACACCTTTAAGAAGCGGGCACATATTAAAAAATGAATGAACATGTTTGAGATATACAATTGCTGTGATGCTACATTGGATTAAAGCACCTACCGCAGCGGTTTGATCTTGTTTTTTATTTATGTATGATTTCCATACGGCATTGCAATAAGACGAAGCTCCACCTTGACCACCGGCACCGCCCGCGGCTCCAGAAGCCAATAAAGTTGTGTATTGTAAACCACCAGAACCAATAACTCCGGCGCCGTCGAAATTTGTAACATATTGACGTTTAATAAATCCATCGTTACCATTTGATGAGTTAAAATTTAATGCTGGTTGTTGCGATGATACGACTCCTCCAACTTGGGCGAATGATCTGAAATTTGCGTTATTACATGTACCTTGACCAACTAATGACGCGGCTGCGTTTAATTGATATTGAAACGCTGACGCATCATCTGGGAAAAAACCAATGGTTGATCCCTGAGTGATGATATCACCATACGATAAACTGGTTAGTAGTTTAAAACTGTTCCACATATTAACAAATGGTGTTTGTTGGATTATTGTTGTTCCGTTGTAATCTAAAGTGAAACTATGGATCATTTGACCAAACCAATTTTTAAGACCGATTGAATAATCCATCGATTTCGTTGCTGGGGTTGTTGCAGGAGTTAAATAATCAGGTCCACCTGGTGCACCAGCATTAACATTACCTTGAGTAATAACAGGGAGTGTTGTTTGTCCAAGCGATAGAAGTAGTGGCATTAAAAAATATGATTCCCGATATGACATATACTTGTTACTGTTGGATAATTGAGATGTATCAAGTACACTCTGGTTATTATTGTAATTTTGATTTTGATTGTCTAAAATGTTGATCCAATCTTTACGAATGAAAACATTTGGAGAGCCCTCGACTTCTGAGGCTAAATCGAATACTAATTTATCTGACATTATGAGATATAACGATATGTTTGTTTATATCGGTTTACGTAATAGTAGATACATATGTATCTACTATTATGTTTTAAAAAAATCTTACATCGACATAGTAATATTTTTACGTCTTCCCGATGATGGAGTGATTGCTAAGCCTTGAAGTTTTGAAGCGACCGACTTGAGACCGTATCCTTTTGATGCTTTTGATTGTTGTCTATTGTATGGATCAATTCCGGTCGTTCTAATGTAGTCGTCAATATCCATATATGATGAAGCAGCACCACCACCTGCAGTACTGAGTAACACAGATCCCATACCTTTTCCCATTACTTGTTGGTTGCGAGCCATCATGGAATGTCCACCCATTGGTAGTCTTATTATTCTTGAAGTGTTATAAACCATTATTAGATATAGCAGACTATGTTTTTAATACTGTTCAACTTTTAGTTTGGCTTTAATTTTTAGGTTTCTATATTTCAAAACATTCTTAATAAGATTATCTAACACTAAACATTTTGCTGTAATCTCTTTTTCTTTGGTTAGTTCCTTATCATTTTTAAGATCTACTACAAGCGCGTTTTTTTCGACTTGTAATACATCAAATAAATTATTTAAATAGTTTTCATCCATTTGACTCTGTGACATTAAACTATATAGATATACACACTTTAAATCTAATTAACAGCATTTTCATCTTTATCACGAATAGTTAATAAGATTGTCATTTGGGGATCGTTGATAATCAATGGCATCAGGTCTGGTCCTAATAAATTTAATGTGATATCGTTGTATGTACCATCAATCATTTTATTCCACATAAAGTTTGGCGGAATTTGATAGATTTGTTCACCTACAGCAACATTTGGACTGAGCGAATAAATGATTGATGATGGTTGAGAATATGGATTATTAATATTTGAGATTGAAAATAATACATTACTATCAGGTTGAACTTCCGGAGCTAAATTTGATAAATATGATAATGTTCCGGTAGGTGATACAGTATTTTTAGATACAAAATTTTGTTGTTTAGTTGAAGGTGATGGTGGAACATACGCGTTACCTAAATTATTATTTGATGCGAAACCTGCTGTATAACCAACAATGATGTTGAAATTTGCCGGAAATGAAATGATTGGATTTTGTGTGACGGTAGGCCATCCGACAAAGTTAGCAGGAATAGAATAACCTGCGGGCGTTGCTATAGGAACCAAAAATGTATTTAGTTGCACAGCGTATCGGGTCGCGTTTAAAATTATTTCAAATGGATATATATAATTTCCAGATGCGGTTTGAATCCAATAAAACCCATTCTGGATACAATAAAACTGAAAATAGTTGTTGATTTCTGAAATTTCATATAATCCGTCGGGAATAGTAATGGTAATATTTGATAAAGCAGGATTACCACTATCCCATGTAAAAACGATAAAATTGGTTTGATCACTTTTTGTGATGTTAAACCAACTATAAAAAAGCGATATACTCGACACTGCTATGTATTTATCCTTTAACATAACCGAATTCGGGAACTTATAAGTAAGTTGACTATTGGTTGTTGTATTAGTGATATTATTTTGATTGAAGACTAGGACAAACATATTATATATACTAACGAATTTATATTTTAAATAGTAGTATGAATAAATCATACTAATGTATAAAATTTTTTATATGACGCGCTTGATGGTTGACATATGCTTAGGTAATGCGATGTTATGATGCCTATTATAAGCTACATTAATACCTCGACCTTGTGTATCAAGTTGTTTCATTGAATCTAATGATGGTTTATGTTGGCTTCGAAATCCATAACCCGATCCGTGAGAAATACTCAAATTAATGGGGACTTGTGATCCTCCAAAATAAAAAGGTGGTTGTAATGATGCTGACGCCATCTGTGGAAAGATGGTGTCCGGATGTTCGACCTTTGGCCAGTATGCGTAAGTTCCAGATGTTGACATTATTATATTTATATGTTATACATCTTTAATTAATAACCTAGTTCAATAAGTTCTGACAGAATATCAGTAACTTCTTTTTTAGGTAGAGCTCCTCTCCTTGATAATTTAATAATTAGTAATTTAAATTTTTTGATTAATTCTTTGTTGTCATTACCACTCATTATCTCACCTCGCATCACTTCATATTCATGTATTTCTTTTTCTTCTTGATCTTTCGATGGTGCCGGGATGCTGAATTTATCTAAAATATCGGCTTGTTTTGACACTCTGTGTAAGTATGATTTCTCCTCTTCTGTTAGTTTACTTAATTCTTCATAAGACGGAATAGCTCCGCCGATGATCTTATCAACAACAATTTTCATATTTTGAGAAATATGTCTAACAGGCGATGATGCAATGTTAGCGCCTGATTTAGTTCTTATAGATAATATACCATCTCCTAGTTTCTTTTTATTGATTACATGTTTACCGAAGCTGATGTATCGCGGGGATGCTTGTACACCTTGTGAACTGTCAACTTTTTCAGCAAATGGCACTTTGATGCCGCAACCTTTAGGTCTTCCGCGTCTTCGTTTTTCAGGATGGATACCCTGCCCCGCCATACGTAACGCCGCATATGCAGCCATGCCTCCAACGTCTCTAGTAATACCAGGAACAGTATATAAAATCTGAGATGCTGATCTCACAGGTGGTCCACCGGGATAAGCTAGAGGTTCGTTCACAAGTTCTGCGTTTGCCCATGCTGTTAATGCTGCCTGCCCTCCACCCAATGGGGGAGGTACAAGATACGAAGGGCGGTGTCCCGCGCGTTGTTGAATAATAACCTCAGGCGGTCTTGGACCCAATATACGCTCTTCCGCAGCCGCTTGTAATGGTTGTGGAACATACCCACCCATTGGCGGACCTGGATTTCCGCGTTGAATACTGGCAATAAATGTACGTATCGCATTATCAACACCATCTACAATAGTTATAGATGGAAATTGTTCTAAAATTGTTGTAAGTATACGAGATGTTAAAGCATTGTCGGCATTTGTAATTGATTTTTCTAATTGTAAAAATAAAGCGTTAATTTTTGAATATGATGGTAATAATGCGATCATACCATTATATAAATTATACGCATTATATAAATCTTGAAGCTGGTCTGGTCTAATACCTAATGCGCCAGGCGGGGGTACAGATAAATCGGCGACGCGTTGTGTGAATAATTTATATCTATCACTATTTAATAATCCCGACAATCTTAATAAAACAATATTTATGTCATTCACAATTGCTCGCGTATTTACTTGATTTACTGGAATTTTTGCTAAAATTTTAGGAATTATCATATCATATTGTTGTTTTAGTAGTGTTAAATCTCCGACACCGATACCACCCGGTGCATTTGATGGTCTATCAAAATATGATTTAGTTGTAGTTGCCATTGCTTTATCTTTTGAGTATAAATCCTCAACTGATGACACGAGACGTTCAACATCGTTTGAATCTCCTTTAATCCCTACTGCATAACTATCTTTAAGAGTTTTAACAATTCCAGAAACACGTTGTGCGAAAAATGTAAAAAATGATCCGTCTGAATTTAATGGGCTTCTCATTATCCGTTGTATCACTTCTTGAGCAAATTGAGATGAACCAATTGGTTTCATTTCTGCTATGATACTCATTTTTAATCCTTCAGTATCTTTTAGTTTCTCTTCTGCTGTTCTATTGTCAGGCATTGAACTAATTGCAGGTACTTGTCCTGTTTGTTTATAAACTTTTACAGCTTGAAGCACTTGGTCATCAAGTGATGAACGTAGGTCTAATGCGTTCATATAGTCTTGTCTAAATTTAGCCGCATCTGCGGCGTATCGATTTGGTTGTCCACTCATATTATAAAGTATTAATAATTAATACTTTATAATTGATTTTACCTATACATTGGAAATGTTGATGGGTCAGCTTTTCCAGAGAATAACACGTCATTGCATATGTCGTTAAATTCTTTAATAATACTTTCTTCTGGTTCGTCTTGAAGTGTTGACATCAAAGAAATTAGTTTATTTTTTTCACGTTGACCAAGATATGCTGGATTCATTAAAGGATGCTTACCTAATCGGTCTAACGCCACAACCTTCAATCTAGTTATAATTTCTTTACGTTTATTAGATTCTGATGATGTGATTACATCTGTTAATTTATTTAGTTTTTCGGCTTCTTCTTCCTCTAATAATTGAATAGGGTTTTTAGTATTTTCTAACATTTCAAGTTCTGCCGCATTTGGTGGTTGGTATACAACCTCCACATGTTCATTTGTTTCTGTCACACATTCCATTATTATATATAGTCTGTATGTGTTTAAATAGTTATTATTATTATTACGAATAATAACTATTTTATCTACTCATTCCGGAATTTCCGATAAGGTAGCTTTACTGCGTTTTGTTTGTTTGTGTGCTGCTATGGAGTTTAACCTCGGCATAGCTTTATCAATTAATTCTTGTTCTCTAATCTTTATATTTATTTCAGGAGGTACATCTTCTATAATTTCCATAGTAAAGTTAGACCATCCACCATTAAGGCGTATATACTGGTACAACTTACACCAGTACTTTTTACCTGATCGATTTGTTACATTTTTTCGATGCTGAGACTTCCTCGCTGAATAATTGTTAGTTGAGCCTATATACAAATGTCCATCTTCTATATTACAATATATTTTATATATAACGTTTTTCATTATGTATATACATACTTATCGTTTAGCGGCTTTTGCTGCTCTCATTCTCTCACCAAATTCCATCGCTTCAGGGCTTCCTTTGACCATACGTCCTTTACGTTTCATTCCAGAACCACTGACTGGGATTGGTGTTCCATAACCGGATTTATCAAGAGCATAGTTTCCGACTTGTGCGGCTAATTTGTTGACGGTTGGCTGCATGCTTTTAGGTACGACTTTATTGTATGTTTTA